AGAGTCGATTCCGTTTGTCCGTAGATCGAATTTGCAGTGTTTGAAGTCGGAACTGTTGGCACTGTGACAGGTGAAGTTGGCGCAAGAGACTCTGGAGTAATTGCGCTTTGGGTTGACTTCGCCTTGATACGAGCTTCGCGCGCAGCCTGTCCCATTACGTCCTGCTGGTATACTGCTTCGTTTTGAGCGCCGATGTCTCCTACTTGTCCTGTGATTGGGTTTTTTGCTGTTGCCATATTATATGTCTAATCCGTAAGGGTCATTTATGAGTTGATTCTTTTCAAGCGTCGTTCCGCTACCTCGAAGCTCAACTTTCACTTTGTGCCAGTTGGATTGAGTCCCCACCGCCGTTTCCTTGTATTTCTTGTCGTCATTTGTGATTACTCCTACAGTGTCCCAGTTATCAATTAGCACATCACATCGACGACCAGAGCCAGCCCCAAGCACTTCTTCTTCAAGAGTCACAGAGTATAATCCTGATTCATAAGTGATTCCAGTGATCCGAACCAGAGTTCCAGCACCAGCGCCAGCAATTACTTCGCACTCAAGCTCAATTCCGTCATCAAGGGCATTTTTGGCGTCTGACAAGTCTGCTCCTGTGTAAAATTCGTCTGGAGATGTCCAAAAGCACTGATTCTTTGTTGATGATCGTGCTTGAGGTGTTGAGATTGGCAGCCCGAGTAATTCTTTGCTTTTTGTCTTGACAATGAGCTTGTCGTCGTCCCCAAGTGGTCTGAAAGATGTGTAAATCTTTTGGAGAGTGTCTTCGATTGCTGATGAAGGGATTTTAGGACTGACAGATACGCCTCGATTCTCAAATCCGCTAACTGTGAGACAGATAGTTTCATATTCACTTGATGACTCGTAGTCGTTCATCTCAGAACTGAAGATGATGTGATCGGCTACTTGATTTGACCCACCAATGAAACCAATTGCGCCTGTGTTGTTTTGATAGGATTGACCGAAATCATACTGTTCGAGTGCCAAAAAGTAATTATTGGTATCACCTTGGCTTGTGAGATCAATTGCAGTGCCGTCAATTGCCTCTTGGCGCGTGTTTGCGAGCGAAAAGGTAGTTGAACTCAACTTGATGCAATAATACACTATAGGGGACATTATCCCACCAATTAGATTACCTTGATTAAGATACTTTACTGGACTACCTGTGCTTGGAATAGTTCCAGCAGTCTTTGTCATTACATTCGTTGTAGTGTTTATATTTGCCTGTGTAACAGTAAGAACGCTAGCTGGAGAGATTGAAGGTGAATAGCGATGAGTCAATCCGATAGTCGGTTCGTAGCACCAGATTCCACCAGGATTGTTTTGTAGATATTGCTCGAACTTGTTTCCATATGCACCCAAAAACCCATTGATATTCATATAAATACGGCTACCGCTCACAACCATACTGTCCCCATAGTTATCCCTGCTTGTTGATAAGTCACCCCAACTGATCCCCTTTGCGTAGAAAGGAAGTTTTGATAAATCAGAGAAACCACCGCCAGTGTAGCCGATGAGTTCTCCTGCGCGTGTTAAGAGCGCCCAAGTACCCTTGTAAGCGCAAAATGCGATTGTTTTGTCAGAGTTTACAGGTACACCAGCGCCAGCCTCGGTAGTTGATCCGTCCCATGTGAAGAAATACGCGTCTTGATTCTGCCCTGGCACTGTGTCTGAAAGATTGGCAATAATGCCCATCTGGTAGTTTGAATATGCAAGACCAATGACTTCAAAGTCGGCTGGCAATACGAGCGTCTTGTCGAGGGTAAATGTGCCACCAGATTCAGAATACATCTTGACTGTGTTGCCGTCACCAAAACAAATGCGATCCTTATTACGGAATACTTCGATTGGATGAGCTACGTCTGCTGTCAGATTTCCTCGGTCTGTGTATGTCCCAGAAGTTGGGTCTTTGCTGAAGAAATCATTTGCATCAGTGACGATCCACAAGTTATGAAACCAACGACCAGCAGAGTCAAATGTGAATTGTGGTGATCCAGTCTCGGTATCAGATACAACACTGAGACTAGTGCTAGAAAGTGTGATAATAAGTGGCTTGTCTGAAGTGACCGCGTAGAATGTCAAAGTTCCACCGCTAAAACCACTTCTTCCAAAAGACATAACAGTTCCGACATTGTTATCAGTCTTTTCAGAAGCGATTGATACTGCGCGTGATGACAATTTCAAATAACCAGCCTCATCAAGAGAGATGTTGCGCGTGTACCAAAGACTGCCGAACAAGTCAGAGTTGTTTGGTTGCGTGTATGCTAGATTCTCACCTGGAATTTGGATCATTATAGATAATATGGCATGTTTACAATTACTCCTGTCTCGATCTTGACCTTCACATAGCCGTCAGGTATTCCGAGAACATTGTATGTGAGCAATGAACTGGTATCGACTGCTACGTTCTCTGAATTTGCAGACTTTGACGACGAAGTGATGATTGAAAGCGAACCGATCTTCAGCCTGTCTCGAAATGCTTGTTCGACATTATATGGAATCGAATTAGCCATTGTCAGCGATTGGACTGTTGCTTTTAGCGTGTCTAATTCTTGTCGCTCTTGTAGTGTCATCATGATTTTGGCGTGTTAGCGAACTCAGATGGGGTTGGCGCGCTCTTATCGTCGTTGAACCAGTCAGGATCAGGAGTATTCAAAGTGCCAGTATTACCATTGAGAACAATTGATCCTGTAGAGCCTGTCACATTTGCACTTCCTGTTACTGTTCCAGAATTTCCGTTAAGTACGGCAGAGCCAGTTGACCCTGTTACTGTTACATCTAATTGAGGCTGTATAGCGACAATAACTCCAAATGCTCTGCTATTTGTACTCAAAGTACATGAAGAATCTCCCGTAGCTGTCACTGCTGTACGAGATGCATACGCTATGGCGTGAGTGACATAGTTTGCTCCACTATTGAATGCACTGTCAGATAATTCTGTCCAACTAGGGTTGTCTGTTGTTATTGCCTGTGCTGATATAGAGCCATTCATGCCAGCCGCGACGTAGAAGAGAATCAATGAATCTGCCCCTGCTGGTGTTACTGTGTTTCCAAATACTTTTGAGGTATCTGAATCTGTGTCTACTGAGTCATCATGGACTAACCCAACAGTAGAGCCTCCAGTGACTCTGATTAAGTGTGCTCTTCCAACACTTGAGAAGCCATCACTTGAACTTGCGACTAGATACCCGTTACTAATGTCAGTAGAATCGAGCACTTTATAGCCAGAATAAGCAAAACGATTACTACCACTATCGAAAGAAACTTTGACGTCCATCATTGTCAGTCCAGTGAAGTCATATTCCTCACTCGAGTTCCCGTAAAATGACGAAAACACAAAAACAATGTCTCCGACAGCAGAGCCACTTGGCAAAGTCATGTTTGTAACCCCAACCGAGTTGAGACTTACGTCGAGCGTTGATGTTGCGTATGCTACTGCCATTTCTTAGTTTACATTAATGAGTCCTTCTGCTGCGATTGCGTATGTGAATGTACCTACTGTCGAAATCTTGTCTGATCCAAAGTCGTCGTAACAAATGAGCTTTGATGTGCTTGGTGTGCCTGTGTCCTTGTAGAAAACAGCATATCGAGCGGTAATTGTTGCGCCTGTTACTGAGATGTCATCGCAGTCAAATACTCCTTCGTTGTCAGTGTTGTCCTTGGTGACAGCTTTGTTTGTGAGTGTCACGCCACCTTCTGCATATGTTCCAGAAGGAGTGACTTCATTTGCTGAAACATCGTCCCAGAAATCATCGTTGTCCTGACTTGGAGTGTATGCTGAAGTGAGGAACGCACACTTGATAGTGTCTGACGCGAGATTGATAGCCGCGTTGAGCGCATCGACCTTATATGAGTTGTAAAATGTGATTGACATAGTTATTTTGTGTCTTCAATTGCTGGTATTAGTCTATTTGGTACGTCTTTTTGTCTCAATCCATAGTGCTTTCTCATTGCGTCTTCCAAAAGTAGTTTTCGCTGTGCCAATGAGCTTGCAACTTTGAGTGTCTTGCGTAGTGCGTGTCGAAGTGCTGGCGATACGATGTAGTATTCATGGAATAACCCAGCAATACCAGGCTTCTTTGTTGAGTCGCCTATTGTAAAGTATGAACCCTCACGATTAATGAAAATCTTGACCCCTCGTTTGCCTTCTTGAGCAAGGCGCATATTATAGTTTGGGATAAGATTGAAGATAATGCCATTGCCAGTCTTGTCGTATGCTGAAGGCGTACCAACAGCGTTGCGACCATCAACGAATGACGAAGTGTCACTGTTGACGTTGTTTGGTGTTTGCTGATCTCGTGGCAGAATATCAACAAAAGTTCCGTCTGGATTGGCTACCATTACTCGATAAATATCAAGTATTATGTTGCCCTGTTCATCAGTCGTGAAGGTATAATCACGCTTTCCTGAAATCAAATCGCATGAAATGATCGGATAGTCGTCTGTATGATTAATGTCGTCAAATTGCCATGAACCCCCTGCCTCGAAAATCAAGGCAAGGGCGTCGTCATGGGTCAAGTTTACTTCAGATGTCCAATCTTTGAGTCGGGCAGTGTTGCCTGTTATGTACCCAAATTCAAACCCAAGTTCTCTTTCGATCCTTTGAAGGATTCCGTTTCGATTGTCTGTGTCTGAAAATGGAATTGACATATGTTACTCAGTTATTGAAGCTCCTACGCTGTAAGTAATTGAATCTGTGTCTGCGTGTTCTAATCGCACACGAACTGTCTGTGGCAAGCACTCACTACCTGCAAGGTTAGTCGCAGCAGTTGTTCCTTGTCCTACTTTATAGACATTTGTGCTGATGCCAGTAATGGCAGCGCCAGTCAAAATATCGTAGTATTTGCCACTGGTCAAATCTTTCCCTTGAATCTTCACAACCACGCTTGGTGTGGCAGCAGACGCCGTAGCGTCTACAACCACAGTAATTGCGGAAGCGTTTTCAATATCAGATGAATTGACTGTTGCAGTGCGTGCTGCGCTCTCGAACAGTGTGATATTGCTTTTCATGTGCGTTGGTTAGATTTGTGTCCAAGTTGCCTGACAAGCTCCTGAAGGGCTGAATGTGCCTGTACCACCTGCCATCTGTACGATCATGTACTGGTTAGGTGAAAACACGAAAGCATCAAGTGACGTAGATGCCACAACAGTTGCTTGCGCGTTCGCTGCTACATTCGCACCTGCCAAGAATGTGCTTGAAACGTCGTAAGGTACGTTTGACTTCGCGATCTTTACTGAAGATGCAGTAGTAGATGAGATTGCCAAACGAATACCACTTCCGAGATCAAGCGTACTGGTTGCTGATGGCGCTTGGAGCGCACATACAGTAGTAGTAGCCTGAGTCAAACTGTCCGTCTTTGAACCCCATTTCTTTACGTCGCCGTAGGAGAAATAAGGGCTGTTAATGTCGGGACTAGAGATACCAACGACCTTGCCTGTCTCGTCCTTGATTTCAATGCCTTTTGGGGCTTGAACAGTGTTTACGAGAACTACAACGCCGATGAGTACAGCTAAGATTGTCGCGACCATTAAAACCTTTGTGATGATTTTTTCCATACGTTAGTTTTCTATGGTTTTATTCTTGAACGTCAATTTTGCGTCTTCGCCGTTATTGCCACGATACAAGTTGATTGCCTTTGGATTCTTGCCAATCTCGAGTAAACGCTTCAATAATACGCCTTTCTTTTCTTCCCACTTTTCAGGATTCTTATATGCATACCCGTTAAGAGTGCGAGCATATTCAGCCTGTTCTGGATTCAACCATTCCTCGCCATCTGCTGGCTCGAGCACAAGTGGAAGCTCTTTTGGCTTGATGATTTGTGGATCGCGCACAGTAAACTCTTGAGTGCTTTTTACATCCTTTGGGGTTGTAAGTGGCTGCTCAACAGGGATGACAGGGGTATTTGCAACTGCTGGAGCTTGTCCTTCTGTTGCGATGTTTTTTCCTTTTGCCATAATTGTCTTTTTAGTTAATCATAGGAGGCTTTTTCGGCGCATAGACGACGGAAACTACGCACCGACAGAGCCTCCCATGAGAGGCTCTAACCTGAAATCAGGTTATGCGAGCGTAATGTCTACTACCAAAGTCACTTTCTGTGCCCAGAGCTTGAAACCAACAAGTCCGAAGACTACGATTTCGCGACCAGTCTTTCCAGTGACAGCCTTTTCCTCATACTGCATACCGCGTGGTGAAGCGTAGGTTGCTACGTTCTTTACACCGAATACACGATGACCAGCATTAGTTACAGTGGTTGTACCAAGTGTAGCGTCAACGAATGTTCCTGAACGTACAATGTAGATGTCTACACCCATCCAAGAGTTCATGAAGCCATTTCGCAAGGTTGCGTCTGCCATTGTGAAACCATTGGTTGCACCTGCAATCGCGAAACCTACCAAGTCAGTGTTTTCAACTACAGTGAACAAACCCTTGTATGTATCTTCATAGCCTGCAACCTTTGAAATAAGGTTAGCCATGATTGTATTGATGTTTGTTGCGGTTGTGAAACCACCAGCAGGGGTTGTGTACGCGCCAGTAGCATCTTCACAAAGATTGTTCAAGACAAACTTGTCGATACCATAGGCAACTGCGTACATCATGTTGTCGATACGAGATGAAGCGATGTCGAATACTGCGAAGAACTTTTCGTGTGCGAAAATGTGTTCCGCGTAAATAACTTCGTCAGTGACAGTCAATGCGTCATCGGTTACTGTCCAAGCGGTGACTGAGTAAGTACCTGCAACAGCTTGGATTGTAGCGGTAGGTTGTGACCCGTAAGGGTTCTGAATGCGTTTCTCATCTGTACGATCTACGTCACAGATTTTTTCGGCAACGAGGGCATTTCGGAGTACAATTTCATATTGTGACTGGAAATACTTATCTCGATTACCATAAGTGGACATTGTGTTCATCTTATGTGGGTTATTGTTAAACCCGTCGTTTTACTCCCGTTTGCCACCACGCTTTGCCCAGAATAATCTCTCGGCTTCTGGCGTACCAGCTTCAGGAATATCGCCCTTAGATGCTTTGCTCACAATTTCGTCATCGGTCACAGTTTTTGCTGGAGTCCGAGTTCCTTGAGTGTTCGTAGCTTCAGCAGTTAATCGTTCTTCTTCTCTAGATTTTAGAATTGCGCGTACTGTTGAGTCCTTGAGTGCTTCTGCAATAGATTTTCCGAGTAATTTAGCGGCTTTTTCCACTTCTTCGACATCTTCTTGCGGAACTTTTGACGATATGAGGGCATACATATCTGTCGAGCTAATGTTGCTTGAGCTTTGAGGCTCATTTTTATTCTCAACTACTGCTGGAGGGGTTTCCGTTTTTTCCTTCAGCTTTGCTTCTGCCTTCTCTGCACGAATTTTCTGGTTTTTTGCTACTTCTTTTGCTTTCGCTAGTTGCTCTTCCAGAGTATCGTCTTCGTTAGTGACTGGATCGTCACCAGTTGGCTCTAAAGTCTCCAACTCCACTACTTCTTCTGACATAGGATGTTTTTGTAGGAGCACTCCTGCTCCAAGTTACTATTAATTATACACTATTTTCACACTTCTGGCAAATTATCGAGCGCTATCTTTCAATCGCTTCTCTTTAATCTGCTTTTCAGTGTCTTCATTCATCTCAGCAATAATCTTGATAAACACGAGTTGCTGTTCAATGTGTCGAATATACTGATTTCGAGCCAATAATCTGATTCCAAGTTCTTCTTCGTAATCAATACTCAAGTCCACTGCGTCGCCTTCTGGATTCTGCAATAGCGCAATAGCCTGTTCAGTCATCTCAAGTGCGATCTTCTTGTACTGAATAGCCTGTCGAATAGCAGTTACCTGTTGTCCGAACACCATTTGTTCAGCACCGAGCCACACATCAGATACTTGACCAATAGGAGCTTGCTTGTCGAGCTGTGGAAGTAGTTTCTTTTTGAATACTTCGATTACTCCTGGAAGGTTGAAAGTAGCACGCACGATCTCACGTTCTTGCTCGCTTGTTGGAAGTCCGAACATTACTGCTCGAGCCAACTGCAACGCCTGTTCATTACCTGCAAATGTCTTCTTGATAAGCAAGTTGTCCTGCTCATTCAAATTTGATAGTTGTTCCGTCATATGTTTTAGCAATTTTTCTTCTTTTTCATTGGCTTTTTAGCCATAGAATTATATTTATGAATTAATTGTTCCAGTACCAGTGTTCGACCCGTCTATTGGACTCACTGGTTGTATTGGTTGAGGTGTTGGCGGCACTGCCTGCATTTCAATCGGAGAGATTACTCCAGTCAGATTCAGAATCTTATTCACTACGAGCTGTGCTTTTGGATTGGTTTCGTATGCTGGATTCATCATTACGTTGAGCGCGGTATTAAGCGTTGCAAGAGCTTCCTGAATGTTCTTTGCCTCGCCACCTGCGTTGTAATCAAGCTCCCACTCCAAATCCTTGAATTGCTCTCTCCAGCTCTTATTGTCAAGCTCTGAAGGCTTGAAGAAACGCTTGCTTCCAAGCTCCTGCAAGCCAGCCTGAATTCCGTTCATGTTCTCTTGAGTCATTTGTGCCTGCATTTCTGGTGTTGGCACTTGATCCTTGAGAACCATATCAATCAAGGCGTCGTTGGTGTCAGCGATAGCCTTATTCTTGATGTATTTTGCGTCTATGCGGTTGATGTCGTAGTCATCGAGTGTTGCAACAACTTCGTCAGTAGTGTCCATCTGCTTCTTGAGATATGGGATAATATACTCGCGCAACATATCTTCAATGTAGAGCTGTTTATTCTCGGTCATCAGCTCGAACAAATTGTATGATTCCTGCAACAATGCTTCAGTTTGTCTCCAAGCAGTACCAGACTTCGGAGCTGCACCCAACATAGCCTCTGAAACGCCCGTAATTTCGTTCGCAAGCGATTTCCACTGGATAGCATAGTTTTGCCATGAAGTGAGGTCATGTGACGTATTATTGACCTGTGTGAGTGGCTTATTGTCAGCATGTACCAAGATGTCACCATTTTGGATGCTTGAGATAGCATTTCGACCCAAGTAGTTCTCATCAGCAGTCTGGAAGAATAGCTTTGAAGCCATGTCCAAATGATCCTTCACAGCCTTTGCCGAATGATTCATCATCCACTGTGGAGTGAGTAGGCTTTCAACAGCACCAATTGACAATGTGCGCCCATCCTCGCGGATCAAGTGCGTGATCATGTGGGTTTTCTTCTTCTTTTTGCCTCGGTAGAGTGTGTAATCGTCGTAATCGTCATTCTTGCCCTTCTTGCCACCAGCAAAAGAGATAACCTGCATTTGCTCTTGGTAGATGTCTTTGTCACTTGGGTCATCAGTAAGTAGTGATAATGGCAAGTTTCCATGTACTTCGTAGAGCTTATAGTAGCCACTCTTATTGTCCTTGGTCTGTTTGTCGAGGGTTTTTCGTGTGGACGCGGCGGTAATCATCGCTTCAACAACCGACTGATCGTATAGGGGATTCTGGCGCAATTGAGCTTCAGTTAGTTCGAGCAACTTGATTACGACGTTGTTGTTGAATTCTACAGGGTCAACAATGAGGGTATTCCAAGGAAGCGCAGAGATAATTAATCCCTTGCTATTTTCAGTAAACTCAATAACTGCTGAGCCGTAGCGTGACAGGATTCGTCCCCAATCATTAAGAAATGCACCAAAACGTGCCTTTTTCATCCAATTTTGGAGATGGATAGTAGCAAGCATTGCATCTATTGCATCTTTGTTTTTAGTAGCGGTGACGTTGATAGAGCTTCGGTCAATGTCAGTAGCTCGATACCAGATATTTGCAACAGCAATGACGATATTGAAGAAAGGCTTGTCGCGTCCTTGAGAGTCCTTTTCCCCAGAGATGTGCTTTGAATTCAAGTATGCATCAATAATCTCAAGCGTATTATGCATTGAGTATTCAACATATTTTGAGATGACTGTATTTCCGTTGATATAATCATCTTCGTTTTTGCGAACGATCTCGCCGATTGAACTGTTCTTCCCTATGATTCCTTTAGGCATAAAAAGGCACTAGATTTATTAATCCGAGTGCCTCAGTTCTTCTGTAGGCGAATTTAAGTTGTATTAATTATAACACGTTCTGAGATAAAATACAACTATTTGACTGCGTTGATTCCAATCTCCGAACACATGATCTTCTGAGATAGTTTCACGAGAAACCTATCTGGATGCCCGTCCTTGTCTTTGGTCACGATAATTTCCTCGTAAGGCTTCAGCTCACGAAGTAGACCAATTAGATATTCCTCCTGTGGTGATAGGGTCATTTTGAGCTGTCTGCCGATTGATTATTCACATTTCTGTCCATATTGTTGAGCTGAATAGCCATAACCTCTTTGAATTTCGGGTCTTCATTCATTGCGTCTTTCTTCAACTCAAACCAGACACGCATCATCATTGTATCGCCAACGTCTGGTGAATGACCAATCTCCTCTTTGACATCCTTCTTCTCGCGCAATTGGAGCTTGCCTTCATCATCGACATTCTTCTGGCGTAGGATAGCGGTCAAATCTTCAATAATAGCCTCACGATACTCTGGAACACCAGCGAAGGATATTTTATGTTCATTGATGAATTCTGCCAACTTGAACCCACATTGAGCCTTGAGATTCTTGAATACTGTCTTCGGGATCAGTGAGTGATTGACTGTGGACTTCTTGAGGATAACCTGTGTTCTGGTAGGCAATGGGGTTGAGTTTGCCACAAATCCTTTGACTCCTTGCATACCATCAACAACAGCGCCACCAATGCCGTCTTCATCAATGAGGATGTTTGAATAGGGGATTTTATCTGCTGATGCAAAGTCCTTTGCTTTTTGAATAGTTTTGGTAGTGTCCTGCTTCTCAAACTTCTCGATACGATAACACTCAAGTCCGTCCCAAAATGAGAATACTGTCGCGTCCTGTCCCAAGCGAGCAACGTCGATGATGAGGTACTTCTGCCCGTCCTTGATGATTGTGTTTGTGAATGTGTCTGTGAGGGCATCAAAGCTGATAAGAGAGTCCTTGTCCTCGTCATAGTCCCAATCACCCTCAAACAGACGTTGACGACGCACAGAGTCTTTTATCGTGCGTAGAGTCTCAATATAATCCTCGGGCAAATAGGTGTTGTCAGTGGCAAATGCTTGAACGAACTTGCGACTTGGGGGCAATAAGCCCTGTTTCCAAGGATCAATGAACTCGCGCTTCATCCAGCCTTTCTTCGGGTTGGCAGTAATCAGTAGCTTCTTTTTCAAGCCATACTCCTCATTCTTCCAGCGTCCAATTGATAGCCACAAATTAGACTTGGCAACTTCAGACACTTCTCCACCTTCTTCAATCCATCCTTGAGTCATCTGCATTGATCCAAAGCGCTCAAATAGGGGATCACTTGGAACTTCCTTGCAGGCGATTAAATAGACTTTAGAGCCATTGTGGAGGTTGAATACGTTGTCCTGCCCGTTATAGCTACAATAATCCTCAAACTTAATATCCCATTTCTGGAACACTTCATGAACTGATGGAATGGTGAACTTACGAAGGTCAATGAGTTCTTGACGTGCGATGAAGTAATGCGTTTCAGGATAGATCAAAGCATTGGCAAATATCAAAGAGCATCCCAGAAATGACTTTCCTCCTCCTTTTGCTCCTCCGTAGAGAATCTCTTGAGTGGTATCATCAATCCAGAATTGTGCTGCCTGCAACTGCTTCTCGTTTCTAGTCTTGAACTGGAGTTCCATCTTTTATAAATTGCATACCAGTTATGGTCAATTTCTCACCCTTGCTTGTAATATCGGTTTCAATCTTGTCTCTCATGTCAGTTACGTTCTTTGCAGTGAAGATAGCAAATGGCGCAGGAGCAGCTCCAGCAAGCCCAATACTAATCAAAAATTCCTTCTGCATTTCCTTCGCTTCTTTATAGGCATTGCAAAACTTCTTCAAACCATCGACAATTTCAACAGGTATTTCAGTCTTCTCTCCTTCTGTTTCTTCAAGTAATTCACCCTTCTCAGCCCAACGCCAAACTGTTGAATATGCTACTTTAATCTTCCGAGAGAATCGGAATAGCGTTGGCATCTTATTTGGTATCAATTTGATCTTCTCAAATTCGCTTTTAATATCACCACTAGCGAAATAGTCCTTCTTGGATTCTGTCACCATTTTCTGATATGGCTCTAAGTCAAAGAATTCCAAGAGCTGATCGCAATACTTGGGGTCAAATTTCGTTGGTCTTCCTCCTTTATTCTTTCCTTCTTTTCGTTTCATACAGCGTGGCATTTATAGTTTTTGTCGTAGTATATTTCGTTTTTCCTATCACAGAAGCAACAGAACCCCACTGGTGTTTTCTTATGCCCATTTTCATCTAGATATGGAAGACTGAAGCCAACGTCATCAAACTTTGATTCGTCCGTTGATTTTATATAACCATCACCACAGCAACGGCAGTTGTTTTTTACTTGTTTGTCTTTATTCATTGAGATTTTTGGCAAAGTTTCTTATCTTGCTTCGAGCCTCTCCGTAGCCTATAAGATTTCCATATAGTTCGCCAGACAATGCTTCAGCCATCTTGTCAAGACCCCAGTCAAGCAGTTTTGAATTGTTGATGTGCTTCTTCACGAATGCGTATTGCGTGCCGTAGGCTTCTAGCTCTTGTTCAAAGCGGAAATCGCGATCTGATAGGTATCTGAACCACCAAACGTCGGGGTAATCTCCTTGCTGGTCACAATGTACTTGCTCGTGAGCCTCCAAGTCTGGAGTGATCTTCACGTCATGCGGATTGTAAATGATGTTCCCATAAGCGAATATTGGCTTGTGGTTATCAACTGCAATAAAAGTCCGTCGTATATCACCCATATTCGGGGGATATTCCTTAATTATCTTCATTTATAAACTCAATTAAGTTGTCAATTGTCTCGTCCTTGTACCCACAAATGGCAGAAAGACCAGTTCCAGTGTCGTTGATCTTGTAGCCAAGCAGTAAAAACTCATTGTTTTTTATTTCGTAGAGTCTTTCGAGTATTCTTTGGATTTTTGGGTCTTTCCGTCCTCTTGGCATATTCAAATAGTTCGTCGTCAGTATCTTGTGGGACATCGAAACCAATCGCGTCCGCTCCAAATTCGTTTTTATTCTTCCATTCCTCGTCAATCCACACGTCGTCAGCGCCAATCTTGGCTTCAATCAGTAATGCTTCAGCAGCACTTCTTGCCATGATGTACTTCTTTACAATAAAGCGCTTCTTCCCGTCAGATTTCTTCTTCATAGCTTATAGAGCGCGGTAATAACTGAGGCTAATTATGGTGCTCTCTGATTATCACGCCCATATAAACTGACCAATACCGACAGGAGTCAAATCGGCAAGAAGTTAGTATTGATACATTAAGTATACCATTATTTTACCATTTCACCAAGTATTTACGCTTGTGTATAAGCTGACTCCACTTGTATTTGAAACGTACTGTTTGTATTCTTTGTACTTCCTCCCAGTCTTGGAATGGGGCTAGGTAGTTTTTAATATTCTCCTCCTCTATATCACACCAGATGCACATACCTTTAGCCTTTAGAAAAAAGCAACTTCTTACTGGTGCATCTTCGTATTTTCCGTCTACCTCTATCTTGTGTCTTGGACACAGTTTGTTTGATTGACCTTTTGGCATAACCGACAAGCTATTAGCCTTAGTTATTTAATTTTACGCTCATCATCTATTATTTTTTGTAATTCGTCTAAGCTAACTGAACTTATCGAATTAATATCCTTCAGGTAAATAACGGTTCTGTCTAGACGTTTACTCATATACCACGCCTCATCTTTTGTCATTTCATCTGCTTGAACGAGTATTACTTCATCAAGTTTCATTGTTGTGTACTTTTCTTTTGGAGTGTGAACAATGTGCTTGCTATTTTTACAATCATTAGGTTTAATAAAACACCTCCACTTAAAATACTTCATATTTAATAAATTGTTATGACTTTCTTTTTAACCCCCCACTTGATAGCCTCATTATAATCATAGGTGAAAATATCATATCGCCCGTCTAATCGTTTATTAGTCCTATCGTGGCAAGTGTATACCTTTCCGTCTATAACCACTATAGAACGCAATTTCAAGGCTCTGGGGCAAGCTATAGCACCTTCATAGGCTAGTTCACCGCTTGCCATTACACAAGGTCTATCAGGACAAGTCTCTCTGGGACTGTACTTTGTAACATCAGCAGTTATTACCTGACCAGCCATAGCTATACACATTAGGGAGCAGATCATAGGGTTTAATCTAATTCTGCTTTCCTACATCTGGCACATTCCTTGATATTCCAAGTATTATTATTCTCAAGTCCGTAAAAGTAATCAACGATATACCAATCATGACCGATGAAGAGGCAGATTAACCTTTGTAAGAAATACTTTAGTGACTCTTTCATATAGCTATTTAGATTTAATTGATTTAGGCATATTATTTCTTGAGATTATTAAGCTCTTCAATGAGATATTCAGTGATATATTCATCATTAATTTTTGATTCTGCCTTTCGCACAAGGGCTATCGCCTCATTATAAGCCTCCTTTCTCTGTTGGGAGATGAGGGATTTGATAAACTTTGTGGTTTGTTCGTACCAATATGCTGATGTTTCTCCATTTTCTCTTTCTGCCCTATCTAACATTACACAAAACTTATCCATAAACTTATCCTCCCACTGTTTTGGTGTTGGCATATCCTCAGTGTTGGTTGGTGCTGTCAATCCGTTTTCTCCAATAGAGCCTTGAGTAACTGGCGTACAGTACCCACAACCACCAGTGCCTTTGCAATTACATTTCTCCATATTGGCTTAATAACTTATTGAT